TATTGAATACTATCTTTCCAACGAATCTGTTTTGTAAGATGATTCATACCAGGCGCACCATAAGTTTTATAGCACCATTTAGTAATCTCTTTACGATTTTCTTTAGGTGTCATAAATGAGGCGACATACCAACTGCCCTGGCTACTATACAACATATCTTTTAAGAAATCGTATGTATGAATATTCATCATGACCACTTCAAGACAAACCAAGAAAACTTCTTTTCATCAATGACATTGTACCCAACTATCTCGTGTCGGTGTTCTGACAAATGTATCTCTACACCGCATTTAGTTTCTAGAAAATGTAGATAAGCATCTTCTTTGATTTGACCAGTGACAACTTTTGCTTCAGGTGGTAGTACGATAGGATTTTTCAGAAATTCATTCTGTCCTTGTCTAACTACAATCTTTTTTACAAGTTCTAAATCCATTACACCCATCCTAACAAAAACCATTCATAGTCTTGCTGACGCTTGAATCCAAAATATCTGCCACTATTGCGCCAATTACGACTTTTGAAACTATTATAACAAAATCTTTCAGCATGACGAACTTGTTCCCAATCTTTAATTTCATACTGATAGGGCCAGTATTTGTTGTTTAGTTCTTCCTCAGAACGCCACATTTCTAAGAATTTAGGTATATTTCTAATCATCTTTGTAAGATTGCCCACATATCAAGTTTGTGCTTCATATCTTCTGCTTTTCTTTCAGCAGCTTGGCGGTCTTTGATTGCTAATTCTTTTTGATACTCTGCTGTTTTTATTTCTTGCTTTAACTCAGCAAAGACTTCCATTACAGTTCTTGCTTGTAGGTTCTTAATTTCTTTGTCTGCATCTGATAATCTGTTATTGAGATATTCAACTTCATTTTCGAGGTGTATGATATATTTACCAGGATGATATTCTCCACCATTAATATCACTGCGGAAATTACACCAAGTGTCATCCATACCAGCATCAAGTAAGTCATCAATGATAGCCCCACTAACTCGTTGCATGTGTGTAGCAAGTCTAACTCGTATAGGGTCATCATCATGCTTAATGATGTACTCTATCAATTCATTATCTGTTAAGTTGTTTAAGTTCATAGCCATTTCAATGCAAAAATTGTTGCGTCTTTGTGATTGCTAAATTTGAATTCAGCGTGGTCCCAATCAGTTCTAATAATCCAGCTTCCTTTACATTTTTTCTTACACCATTTTATTGCGTCAAAAACCTTTTCATCATGTTCGAAATATCGTGCGTGTTCAACGGCAGGAATGATGATACTATGAAGATATTCACGTTTTTGTTTGCGTCTTTGTGCTGAATTCATTAATTATACCTCAACTTATACCATACATACAGTTTAGGATGTATCCAATATATGCCTGAATATATTTTTACCCACAATGAGTTATCGTTACTTTCAATCCAAGATTCCATTTCTGGACCTGTCATTATCTCAGTCCAGCCTAAGTAATCTTCTGCCATTACTTCACTGATAATATCCTTCATGACCACCTCAATACAAAAAATGTATGACTTTCTTCTTTATCCCAACGCAAGTACCAACCTTGTGTTTGAGTTTGAATCAGTTTGCCACCTAAGGGTTTAAGTTCATAGTTAGCAACAGTAATAGGAGCCCAACCATTCAATCTAGCAGTAACAGAACAAGTGTTCCAAAAGTTTTCAAAGTATTGGGGCCAAGGGTCAGCCCACAGTCTGCCCACAGGAACGATAAACCTTTCTCTAACAAAATAAGGTTCTTTCATGCCCACCTCAACACAAACCACATCATATCTTTACGAGCACCGGGATAATCTAAAAAATAAAAATTAACTAAATCGTGTATAATAACATTATGATAACTGTGATATTGATTAGTAATGTAATGTGGACAGTTTTTCTTTGCCCATTGAATAGCACCATACAAATCAAGTTTGTTACGGTCAACGGTTATGTAGTTGTCTGTTATTTTCATGTGCCACTCATCCATAATTAACTCCACCTCAACACAAACCAAGCATAATCTTTTTCATCACGGAAATGAATCTGTGATTCGTACATGTGCTGCCAGCGTGACCATGCCCCGGGAAATTTATCCTGAGGACCAAAGTGTTCTGTGCACCATGCTTCAACTTCCCAATAATATTTTTCTTCAAAGTCCGCAATATACCATTTACTACGACTGAATTTATACTTTGGTTCATTATCTAAAATAGTCAATCTAGTCTTCATTTCATCTATCAATCTGATTTTATCAAAATGGTTCATAGCCACCTCAAATTTATTACTGTCATTAGTTCTTCACGGACATGATAGATAGCACGATGCCTACCACCGTATGTTTCCCACAAATTTTTGTCTTGTGTTTCAATCCAATCACCAAACCAATAACGACAGTTTAAACGATACCATCTATGTCCATCATCTCTGAGCCAACCAAATTCTCCGTATAATTCAAAGTAATACATGCTATCAACTCCCTCGTAGGGACCGCATTTAGTGTAGACCCATTTTTTTGTCAGTTCTAAGTCCACTAAACTCATAGCCACCTCAAACTAAAGTGAATGGCATCTTCTTCTTTGTAAAAATAAAAGTCCATATAATCTTCTGTGGGGTGTGTGCTGAATCTAGTACCCGGGGATCCAAACTGTTCGATTGCCCAAATGCAGGTTTCATTCCAATCACTAATAGTATCACCCTTCTTCCAGGGTATGCGTACTCTAGTACCCCGCCAATGCGAGTGTGTCTTTGATTTGTTGTTTAAGTTCTGGTTCACGGTGAAACTTCAATGCCCATTGTTCTGGATTTATATAATCATGTATCATTTTAACTTGGTCCTGATTTAATGTCTCTAGAAAATGGATACCGCTGTTGCTACAATACAACATCCATGGGCTTATTTTGCCATTTAAGATATATTGACATACCCGATTTGCATTAACATATCTAAATACATCATTGGGTTGTATATTGTTGATTGTTGCCAATTCACTACAGTTTTCAACACCTCGATATATCGCATCGAATGGATTTTCAATTCTCAAATATTGGCACAAGTACCTATCATACACTGAATCACTAGTCCATGTATCTAACTTAATCTGCTCTTTCAATAGCCAATCAACATAAAATGGTATGTTCAATACCTTTGTATCCACACAATAACTACCAAACTTAACAAATGCAATATAATATGGGCTATTGATAAATTCTTCATAGGTCTTGTTCTTTGTTTTACTTGAACTATGTTTTGTAAAGAATTGTACCCAGCATTGAAAGCCAATACGATTGCCTGCGTGGTCACGATTAAGCCACCTTTGCTTTTTCTCACAAATGTGGCTTACTAATGTCCGTTCTCTTGCAAAACTTTTTTTGCAAAATTCACAACTATATGTTTTAGTCGTTTCCGTAATCTCTTTCATACTGCTTAATATCATCATCAGTAACTAGTTGGGATAAAAGTTCAATGTCTGTTAGTTTTAGATTGGGGAATTTCTTAGCCAAGTATACTTTCTTTTTGTGTTCTTCAATGAATGCTTCACTTATGTCAGTCAAACTTGATTCATTTGCTTTAGGATATATTTTGCTATAGTAATCTTTAACATCTTTTTGTTTCGGTGCCTCTTTCAATGTTGTCACTTTACTTGACAAGTGTGGGATCCATTGATGAAATTGCTTACCTAATCCGGGGCTTGCCGCACACAACATCATCCATTGCAGTTTAGGATGTTTCTGTACATATTCATTAAACAAGTGTTTGTTGGCGTTATATTCGGTGCTCATTACATAGTATCCTTGAATGTCACCGGATGCTTTAACGGTGCTCATCCAATGTGTCATCATGTACGGGACAAACTTCTTTTGCTGTTCTTCTGTTAGCTTATCTATGTAACCATAATCTTTACGGTCTAACGCTGATAGTGCTTCAAACAAGTCAAAGTCTTGCTTTTCAAACTTTTCATCTTTTGGAGTTGCAGGTTTCTTTGTTGCCATTACCAAGCCTGTTGATAGTCTACGATTTCACAATTTCTGCTAATCTCTTTTACAAAATAAACACACCTAGGTTTCTCTGTATCGTCTATAGGTACACATAAGAATTGTCCATTCTTTAATCGAGGTGCATACCATGTTACATCATGGTAAATGTCTACAATCTCAATATCTTGAAAGCTAGGTCTAAATGCACTCAAAGGATTAAACTCGAATGCTTTGAATCCCCTATCATTGATACTTGTTAATGGTAACGTTTCCAAGTCTCCCATTTCAGGTTCACCGATCAATATCTGCCAATCAACTGGCATCTTAATTGTTTTATCACCGATACGCAAAACTAATGCTGGGCTGTTAAACGATTCTAAAAAGATTAATGGTATATAATGATAATCTACGTTTTGTGGATTTGAGTTGTCCAAGATTGCAAATCGCAAGTCATCTACTTCTTCGGGCAAAGTCTCTAAGTTATAATATGTGTTATCTAAGGTTAGTATTCTCATAGTTATATTGTATCACTTGTAGGGATGGTTGTCTTTACAATTGGTAAAATGGTACCTGTGCATTACATTACCTTTACCTATTTTACCACAATGTGGGCATGTTATATTTGGTTTATTTTTCATGGTTGTACTTCTATTCTGATTAGATTCGTTACTGTGGCTTCCTTGCAACTTACCTTTATTCCAAGGTATCGTTCCTTTTTTAACTCCACCGATCCCTGGTCGCCTTATACCAGTTCTAGCATCAATAATTGCTTTCCTAATAACATTATATTGTCTGGCAGTAAAATTTCGTTGTTGAAGGTCGCTACATTGAATAAATTTACCCAATGCATGTAACATTTTAATTCTTGCGTCACCTTCAGTCATTTTTGTCAATAGTCGATGACATAGAAAATGTTCTCTTGCAGTAAGTCTAATTAAATTAGCAGGAGAATCGTCACCCTTTAATGATTTCGGGATTATGTGGTGTTTTTCAGAATAGCCATCTATAGCTCTGTGTCTAACAGATTCAATGATGGCATAATACCAAGTGGTATATTTGTTGTTGATAAATAACATTGCTGTCGCTCCTAATAGCGGTAGAGTGAGTGGGGATAGCCGTCCCGCGACTCACACTTATTTATCATTTATATTCCAACTTTTCTATCGTAAAAGGATATTTTGCCTCTTTATAATAGGCTTTTCGTTGTGTAAGGTGTCTTTTTGCAAACTTGCAACTACTGGTAAGGTCCCAGATTTGAACGAAATCTTTGTCTTCCGCTTTTCTAATTCCTCGTCCAATTGACTGAATGACCCTGACAAACGATTTGCCAGGCTCAACCAATACAAGGTTAAATATACGGGGTATGTTAATGCCGACTGCAGCCACACCGTATGTGGCGACAATGACTTTGTTTGTTGCTGTTGCGACTTCATCGTATTGCTCTTTTCTTTCTGTTAAATTTGTTTCACCTGATACAAAACTAACTTCATAATCTAGTCTTGCCTTAGTGAATGCTTCACTCAATCTTGTTTGTATTGCTTTTCCGGCTGCAACTCTATCAACAAGAATTAATGTGTTACCTGATTCTTTAATTGTTTCCAATAAATGACAGATTGCTGTCATTCTTTTATCGTCATCTAATAAAAATTTAAGTTCGCTTTGGTAATTACTGAATTCAACTTTGTCTTGGAATTGTACAATGTTCACGTGACAATTTGCCAATACACCTTTGTCTTGTAATTCACTAGCAGACAATCTGCCAATAACATGACCTAACGAAACCATAATAGCTTTGTAGTCAAACTCAGATTTAGGAATAGTTCCTGTCAAACCCCATCGAATAGGAATATTTGACATTACTCCTGATAACAATTCTTTCAATACATCAGCCTTTGCCATATGTACTTCATCGACAATAACGCAACAAACTCCCTCAAGAAACTCACCGATTGTGATTTCTGCCTCGTCTGCTTTTGTTTTCTTTAACATATTACCTAGACTTTGCCAAGTACAGATAGTGTGTGTCTTTCCGTAATCTTTTCTATCACCAAAGTATACACCAACATCTAAACCTACATTGATGTAATCTCGTTCAGTTTGTGTTACTAAATCTTTATTAGGTACGATAACGATTGAACGACCATATGCTTCTACTGAATAGCTCAGTGCGGCAGTCATAATAGTTTTACCTGCGCCAGTCGCAACTTCTTGTAATGCTTGTGGATTTTTTAAAAAGTTGTTGATAATCTCAATCTGATAATCACGAATCATAACAGGCTGGCCTGCCATTGGATGCTTATCAGGCCAAACGTGTGCGGCAAAACTATCTTCCTTAAACTCAGTGAAGTTGAATGTTGTGCGATATTCTCTTAAATCTTCTAATTCAATATCGTATCCTGTTTGGTCAAGTAAGGGTAATATTTCAGGAAGTAAGTTAACATATGTTGAACCGCCTAGGCTGAAATAGCTAATCTTACCATTCCAACGACCTAATCGGACACTTGGCAAATATCTTGCGCCTGGTTTTTCATACTCGAACTTTTTCATCAAGGCTTTGCGGTCACCTAGTTCTAGACCTTCAATTTTTACATTGACTTCATCTTTAATAATTAATTTACATTGCTTCATTTAATTTCAATTGGATTGTTGTTTCCTAGCAAAACTGTTTTTGCAAGATTTAAGTTAGTCACTGCTCCCCATAAACCTGCATGTACTGCTATTGGTAGTTCATATATGGATATATCTAATGTTTCTATATTGGAACGCTTTTGTATATGTTTGTATGGAATATTCTTTTCTTTGAGCAAACTCATAAGAACATTCAAGTTTTTAAAATCAGAGCCGAATGATTCGGTAATGATTACATAATCACACTTGACCTCTTCAATCATATCTACTAATTCAACAACCTCGTTGCGATCGGTTAAGTATGATGAGGAAGTTGCAAAATCTAATAATTTTTGTGATTTATTAGTATCTTCTAATTTTTTTGCAAGGTCAAGTATTAGCTCATCGGATACATCTATACCATAACAAATTAATCTTGATATAGTGCTTAACTCGTCATTTATTGTTATTGATGATGTAGCTTCATTCAATGGTTCATTTATTCCTGCAATAAGAACATTTCCATTAACTTTTACTAAAGTAGGATTCCAGTATCTAGCTGTTTCATACTCTATCAAGTTATTTATAATTTCTTTTGTTTGGTCACAATAATAAATGCTATCATAGTGTTTGTCTACACAATGTATGATTTTTTTAAGAACCTCCTCACAGAAAGGTCCTGACCATATCTTAGTTTCCTTGTTCCAGGTTATTCCTAAACCATAAGATTTTATTTCATTTACAAATTCTTTTTTGTATGGGCTTTTGATTTCTACTATATCATCCTGGATAGTTACAAATGCAGAAGTGTATTCAGGAAGACTAGCTATTGGTTTGGCATCCCATAATAAATTTACCATTTCAATAGCATCGACTTCTTTTTTCCTTAATTGTTTAGTGTATCTTAATACAATTTTATCCAACAAGTCAGATTGGTTACTAGTCACTGGTTTTTTGTTTACAATTTGCATTGTTTGCAGATTAGTAAGGAAGCGTTTGTCATACGTCCCTAAACTAATATTATGTAGCAAATAATAAACTAATTGTTCCTTTGTAGCAGGCTTCACTTTTAACATTCTGATAGTATAGTACTTATTACATACAAATGTCAAGCACACAGGCAAAAAAAGGGGAACTATGTCCCCTTATTCTAAGTAAACAACCGTACGATTGACCTTATTACAATGACAGCAATATCGTTCTCTATACCTGACTTCTTTAGCGAACGCATCATACCAAGGTGTGCGTCTTCCTCTTTCAGCATCCTTCCACCTAGTCCAGTTATGTATTCCGAAACGACACCACCAACTGGACACTAACAGCTCCTCGTCTTTCAGAGCCCTGAGTGTATTTCTATGCTCATTCATTTTTTCAAAGTATCGAAAATCTCTTGGCGTTCTTCTTTGAAAATCTCAAACAATGTTTTCAATACATTATATAAAAATGCGAATATCCAAATCGCTACATAACCCTGCATGATATTACCGATAGTGTTTCTATCTTCAAATATCCAGACTGCTAATCCTGCAACTACTAGGAAATATAGTGCGCCTACAATAACAAATGCGATTATAGCAAGTGGAGTTTCTGTTCGCAACAGTGTTCTCCACTTTTCAAAAGAATCAAATGTTCCACTAAATGCTTTTGTAAATAACCATTTAGCAAAAGCAACATACATACGCCAATTCATTATTGTTCCTTTAAAGAATTCATGTATTCTACTGCTTGAACAAATCCAC